ACGATATTCTTTAAACGAACCATCTTGAATGCCATTCTCAATTGGTTCCATCTTAAACTCAACCTTATTTCCGTCTGTATCTCCAGGAAGTGGGATATAAAGAGTTCTGTGTGATTGAGCCTTTAAGCCAGTTTGCAAAAATCTAAACATCTTATCTTCAGCATCACCTGATAGTTTTGCACCTTTTAAAGTTACTACATATCTTGGAACTGCCTTATTTTCAAAATAGTCAATATTGTATTGAGAGGCTAACTGATCTCCAATTAGAGATGGCATTGCTGCAATAATATCTGGAATGCCATAAAATGTGTTTAAAGGTGAGTATTCTTTTAAATGAATAATTTCATTTGGTCTTGGATCTGTGCCCATTGGATTTGGATTTTTTGCTCCAAAGTTTCTGAAATAAACTACTTTTTGACCAATAATCTGAATAAATCCATCACGTAGACGACGTACACGAACGGTTGTTGCTGGTATATGTCCAACATAGCCAATATCTCCAGCCACGGTTCTACCTACTTCAATAAATCCATTACCAGTTGCCTGAAGGTCTGTGTAAACCTTTTCCATAGTTTTTGTAAAACTATCGTCATCATTTAAACTTTCTAACCAATCACGTAGTTGAATCTTGGCTCTTTCAATACGATTACGAGCACGATCAACTGCTGCTTGATCATCATTCATTTCAAACCTTAGCATTGTTCTATCTGAAATATCAAAACGGTATCCAAGGCCAACAACATTTTCTACCTTGGCATCAATTGCAGCATGATTAGCAAATGATGTATCATAAAAATTTGCCAACTCATACATATTGTATGGGGGAGTAATTACATCAAATAGTCCATAGCCATTCCTATATACCGTGCCAGGATTTATTTGTTTTGATTCTGCATCTACTCCAGAGGGCGTAACATTTGCTGCATTTAAATATGCTTGATTTGTTTCTGGGTTAATAGATTTTGATAAATTGCGGTTTGTTCTACGACGAAAATTTTGGTCTAAACCAGAATAATCTTTTAAATCATCCCAACTTTTGTTAAATGGATCTTGATTTTTAAAAGGATTATCTTCTCTATTTTGTGTATTAAGCCCTACACGAATATACTCTTCTTTGTCACTCATCTACAGAATCCTTTCCATATTTATCTAATGTTTGTTGTGCTGCATGCCAAGCGCCTAGATCATTCATAGATGGAATTAATCCATTAGCCATTCTTTCTTTTTGTTCTGAATACTCTTCTTCACTAATTCTATGCAATCCAGGCACAAAAACTGCCTCACCTTCGCCATCATCACCGTAGTGCATGGCAGCCTTTTTTAGTTCTGCAATCTTAGAGACGTCCCCACGATCTGAGGGAATATTTAAAACTGAACCAGTTTCGTCTGCAAACCATTTACCATTAGATTTTTTATATACATAAAGACCCCAGTCATAATGCTTCTCTATTACCTTTCGGCGAACATTTTTTACATAAGGTTTACCAGTTTTTTGATTAATTAATGATTCCATAACCATAAGTATAGCAGACTATACGGGTGTAGATACGGTGGTTGACCATTCTATGTCAGAATATGCTTTTATTTTTTCAGTTGTATAGACTAAACCTTCTCCATCATCAACTATTATTTTATTAGTTCCCGTATATGTTTTAAATATGTCTGATGGATTGGTTCCATAAAAATTTGAAGAACTTGCTACTAATACACCATCCCAGGTAAAATTATTAAACCAAAACTGCCAATCTAAGGTACTGGTTCCATCACTGAGAACTCTAAACCATGGCCTGTTAGTCTTGCTTTCTACCTCTTGCAAACTACTTGCTTGGTAATAGGCAATATTATTAAACACTGCTGGCCCTGTAATATTAATATTACCCAAATATGAATCAAATACAAGTGTTGTTAAAAATGAAATGCCTATTGCATACCACTGATTTAATGATATCACTGGCTCTCTCACTAAAGCCCCATTTAAGTAAAATCCAACGCCATTGTATGGTATACCATTTTCATTTAAAACAAATATTTTTCCTCTATTTAAATCTTCACTATTTGCCTGTATATAGAACTTAAGTTTGCCACTTTTATAATTAACCTCAAACATTTCGGTTGCTGTTGCTGGAAACCCTGTTTGGTCATATCTGAGCCATAGTTGAATTGCACTAATTTTATAATTAGTTGCTAATTCTTTATTGATTGGTAAAGAAAGACCACGATTTTCTAATATATTTAATTCACCACGAACTTCTACTCCAGAGGTTTTAGTTAAATAAAGGTAAGGGGTGCTTTCTTTATAGATGCTAAATGGATTTTTTGTTTTATAGTCATAGTAAATTCCATTTCTTTTATATGGAAACAAATCTACTCCAAACCTTGTTCCAATTGGATTAAATGAATTATCATTAAAGGCTTGAGAAGTTAACTGTAGTTTATTTAACAAAATTGGCTTTGTTAAAATACCACGACTATTAAATTCAAGACTATAAACAATTGCTAAATCATTAAAATCTTGAGTTTTTATTGGATAAATTAATGTATTATTTAAAACTTCAAATCTAGTTGTTTCCCAGTCCTGATGTTCATTTATATCAAGAATTCTATATTCATTTAATGGTTGCTCATTAGCAAATGACGTTGGAATATTTGCCCCATCTGATACGTATTGAAAAGTAATATAACTTTTTATTTTTGCACCTGCTGTATCATAATAATATCCTGATAGCCCAGACTCTTCCGATAAATTTGTTGTAGTTGGATATCCTATATTAAATTGTAAAAAATCTAAATCATAAAATCTTTCATTATTACTATTTTTTACAAATTGAGCAAAATAAGAAAGTGGTAAATAGTCTTGCCAGTAACCAGCAACACCTATATCCAAAAAATATTTTTCATAAGATTCTGTTGGTAAAAGAGTATAACTTGCTGTATGATCAATTAATAATTGAGCATCCTCTAAAACAATAAAACCATTTTCATCAAAGTTATTTTCTATTTTTGTAGAATTTAAAGATGTACATAGTCCTACAGAGTATAGTCTTCCTGTAAAGGTATACTCTCCAGAGTCATCCCCACAAACGTACATTTTTAATGAACTTTGATTACCAAAAAATGAATTAACGTTACTACCAAAAATACTAGATATTGTTCTTATATTAATACCTACTGAAAAAATTTCATTAGCAATAATTGCATCTGAAGTAAACAATAACTCTGTTTCTCCATTAAATGTAATAGAATACTTTATTTCATCATTATCTTTTATAATTGTAAAATAATTACCAGTTAAAGGGTTATAAATTTTAAACAAAATTTCTTCTGTATTGAGGTTGTGGCAACTAAACACTCCGTAAATACTATCAATCTCATTTGCTAAAATATTAAGTGTTGGAAAGTTGACGTAAGAGTTTGTACTGCTCCAAGTATTGTTTGGTCTAAAGGATAAAAATTTATCATTAAGGAACGGGCCAGACTCGTTATCTTGTATTTCCTTATTGTCGTCGTATAGTTCTTGCAAAGTTTTACTACCTAAAAATATTTCTGGTAAATTATACTCTGGCGTTCTCAGTGTTGTTTGCGTTGTTGATAAATTGTCAAAACTTCCCTGACTCCAGTTTGCAAAATCTGGATAATTATAGTTTGCAGTATAATTTGCAAAAGAATAATCTATAAAGGCTGTAGTTCCTCCGTATGAAGAGTTAATGCCTTCTGGGGAAACGACACCTTGTCCATATACCCATCTACGTTTTGCAACTGTAACTGGAACTTGATAAGAATATATGGCAACACAGTCAATTTCAAATGGAGAAACATTTTGACTTGCAAAAAACCCTAACCAGTCTTGGTTATCTCCTAGGTTATCAAGTTCATCTGGTAAATTAAGATTTTGAGTGCTCAAAGATAAAGAAATAACTTCTTCTCCATTTACTAACAATGAGGCAGAATCTTTAATTAAACGAATATGAATTAGCATTGGTCTAAACCATTCACCAACAAAATGAGAAGCAAACTGATCGCCAATAACCAATGTTAAAAATCCATCTTCAACATATAATCCATCATCAGATGCGATTGGACCAAAAATTTTAAATGGCGTAAGTGTATTTACATCTAGTCTTGCCCAAAACTCAACTGTATAATCATTGTATTGACCTTTTTTATTTAAAAATCCTTTTCCTGGAATAATTAAAGAAGCGTTTATGCTTGGCTCTATCTTTGTTACTCCACTTGCTCCAAAAACCAAGGGGATTCCAACATTTTTACACTTTAGGCCACCCTCTGTAATGTAATAACCAGAATCTTCTGCAATTCCATATGCTTGTGCCTCTACTGCATCAAGCCCTCCATAAATGCTTACTGTTGCTGGAACTGTTGTTTGCGTTATTCCATTTAAAGAATAACTATTGAATTCTTCATTCCACTGCCCTAGTGTTATTCCATTAAAATAGAATTGATTATCTTCTGATGTTATTGCACCTTCGTATACCTTTATCTTAAAAACAATTCTTAAATTAGCAGATACGTTTGGTATTTCAAAAGTTTCAGAAATAAATCCCCATTTCTGATATATGCTGCCTGTAAAAGTTTTTAAATTTTGTACTACACTTAACGTATCTGGATCAGTATATTCGTAACCAATTGAAATATTTTGTAAAAAAATACTATTAGAATAAAAATATGACCCAATTGTAAATGTTCCAAGATCAGCAAGTTGATTAAAATTAATAATATTGGGGCTGACCATAGAAGCCTCAAGAGTTTCTAGTGTTGGTACGTCAAGTTCAACTAATGATAGAGCACTATCAGCAAAAGGCTCTTTAAGTGAGGTAGACTCTAGTGTTGCAGTTGCATCTGTAACTGTCCATAAATCAGAAATATCACGTTGTGATTCGGTAATTAAACTTACATAGTCAAGTTTATCGTCTAGCGCCCATAGCACTAACGGATGTTCAGAATAAATCTTTTCTGCATATAAGTTGGACGGGTTAGACATATTTCTCCTATCCTCTTATTATAGCAGGATGAAGACTAATATAATTTAATTTCGCAAGCGTCTGTAGAACAGTACTTTTCAGATTCAGCGTCAAGATTATCCTTGCCGTCATAAATAGCAGACCAATCAATTTTGCCTATAGTTCCTACATAAGAATTATACTCTTCTCTAGTAATTTGAGTATATGGTTGTTGTGGATACGTTTTATTACCCATTGGCAAAAATGATACTGCCTTTAATTGACCCTCATACATGTGAAGGGCAGGAGCGATATGTTTTGACTCTTCTTCTTTATCAAATGAAAGAGTTACAGAAACTCCATTGTCAGACCAATATTTTTGAGCAGTTGCTGCCAAACCAATCTTTTCAAAAAGACTTACATCTTTTTCAGAACGAGGATGTCCAGATGCTACTGGAAAATATACTACTGAAGTGTTTGCTGATACAAGATCTGCTTCAATTTTATACCCTGCTGCTTTAAATAAATGCACCATTGGATCAGTATTACCAAACCTGATAGCACGTAAATAAAATGATCCTCCTGGACCCCAATGAACTCCAGGGGTAGCACCAGAAAGCAATGAAACAGATCCTGAAGGTTTTACAGTAGTTACACGAATTGATTCACGAACACATAACCACTCTGAATATGAATGATCATATTGACGAATTTTTTTATACCCCTCGTCCATCCATTGACGAACTGCTGGCATTCCCTTAGTATCTGCAAAAGATGCAATACCAGTTAGAGATGTTCCAATACGACGATTTCTCTGCATAATGCCATTTGTATTTTGCCAGTGTGTTGGCATTAATGTTACGGTTTTTCCATATA